TCTTGGGCAAGGACTCGACGCGCTGTCCGGCGGTCGGCTCAGCAAGCTGGTAAACGGCCAGTAACCTATGGCAGCAGTAGACGACTTCCTGGCAAGCCTCGACCCCGACAATCGCGGCCTGCGCCAGCGACAAGCGGCCATCCCGGCCCTGCCGCCGGAGCAAGTCGATTCGGCGTTGCAGTCGCTGGGGTCGAAAGCGCTAGGCGCCCTCGGCTGGGTCGGCGGATCGCTGGGCAAGGCTTTCGGCGGGCGCGCCATTCGCGGCGTGCTTGGCGGACGCCCGGAGGAAGCTCTGTCTGCTATCCCGTTCTCGGACACCCTCGGCATCACCGATCCCGCGAACGAGGTTCGCGGCGAAGACTTGCTCAAAAAAGCCGGCATCCTGGAAGGCGAGGGCGAGAAGGGCACGTTCGAGTTGCGCGACCTGGCTGGCCCGGCGGCCGAGATTGCCCTCGATCCTGGCACCTACCTGACGTTCGGCGCTTCCGCCCTGACGCCGGCAGGCAAAGCTGCCAAGCTGGCTGGGACGCTAGAGAAGACGGCTGCCGGCCGCATCGCAGCCGGACAGGGCGGACTCGCTGGTCTTCGCATTCCTTTCACGGACGCCTCCGTCGCCCTCGGCACTGGACAGACCGCACAGAAGATTGCCGGCGCCATCGGCGACGCTGCCAGCTGGCTTGGGCAGACGAAGCCGGCCCTGATCGCCAAGAACCTGTTTGCCCACGACATTCAACCTCTCGGCGGCGGACAAGCTGGTTTGACCGCTGCCGGCCAGGATGTCGGACGTGCCTCCCGCGAGGCGTATGAGGCCGCTCTGCCTGGCGTGCGAATGAACCACGCCAACAACGCGCAGGCACTGCATGGAGCCGGCCTGCTCGACAAACAAAGCGAGCTGATCGGGCTGCAAGAGGGCACGCTGGCGAACGCTTCCGATCCCGCGCTGGCTGATATGGCTGGCCAGATGAAGGCTCGTAACGCCGAGATGCTGTCCAAGGAACACGCCCTCGGCATCGACACGGGGCAGCAGGGCAGCCGGTACGGCACTGAGTACGCCAAGCGAACACGGGCCGTGTACGAGGACATCCCGGACAGCAAGTCGGGCTTCGGCGGCAACGGCAACGTGCTTAGCGGCGGCTCGCTCAACGCCCGCGAAGACCTGTTCGATATCCCAGGCGGCACGCTCAAGAATAACGAAATCTTCAAGGACAAGGCGCTACGCGATCTCGTGGACAAGTCTCCGGTCGGCAACGACCTGGCCGGTGCGGCCTACATCCGCGAGAACCATCTGGACGGCTGGAATGAAGCGCTGTGGCGCGACCTTACCAACAACGCCGACACGCTCCGCGAGATGGCTGGCGGTCCTGGCGAGCTGGAGGCTCTCCAGGCCATGCGGCCCGGCGCCAATCCGCAACTCGCTTCGCAGATCGACCAGCGTATCGCCGAGATCAGCGGCGCTCGCCAGCAGCTCGACCAGCTCGACATGCTCAATGATCTCAAGGCGAAGTCCGAGCGACTGTCCAACTTCGTCCGCGATCTTGACCCGCGATATGCCGCCGAGGGCCGCGACTTCTTCTCTACCAACGCGCTCCAGAACCACATGCAGCGCGAGGTCGAGCATCTGAAATGGACCAGTTTCGCCAACGCCGCCCACGACGCCCTGGCCGAGTCGGCGACGCTGGCCCCTGGCTCCAACACGATTCCGCTCACGGAGGCCCTCAAGAACGGCGGGCTGAGCATGAACGTCGGGTCGGCGAACCCGGCTGCCGTTCAAGGCGCGATGCAGCAGCAACTCAACCGGCTGACCGCCGCGGGCGTACTGCCTCCGACTGCAACCTTGCAAGACCTGGCGAACGTCCACGTTGACGCCGGCCTGGTGAACGACATCTTCCGCTACCACCGCGTCGCTCAGGCGCCGGAGGCGTTGAAGCCGGTCCTAGCCGGCCTCGACTACTTGACCAACTTGACCAAGGCGTACCAGACGCTGCCCTGGCCTGCCAACTTCACGCGCGACGCGCTCACCGATCTGTGGCAGTCGCTGGTGACGGGCGGCGGTCTCAATCTACAAAAGGCGCTGGAGGTTCGCGCCGGCACGGATGCCGCATCTCAGGAGCTACGCAACCTGGCGTATGCCCACGGCGTCACAGGCGGGCGTAGCCTCGTTACCGACGTAGGCGGGCAGGTTCTCAAGGAGCCGGTCGTGCCCGGTCAGGCGACGACGCAAGGCATCCTCGGCAATGCGGCTGACGCCTTCAAGAGCGGCAGCTACAACCCGCTCAGCCCGTCCGAGTTTGCCCCGCTCAAGGCGGTTCGTCAGGCCAAGGACGACATCTACAACCTCATCAAAGAAGCTGACTTCTACGGACGCATCGAGCAGGGCCACACGCCGGAGGCTGCGGCTGCGGCCGTTAAAGCTGCTCATGGCGACTACTCGGCAATGACGCCGTTCGAGCGCGCCGTCATGCGCCGCGTGATTCCGTTCTATTCCTGGACGCGGCACAACCTGCCGTGGACGCTGGAGCAACTCGTGGAGCAACCCGGCGGTGCCACGGCTACGGCTATCAAGATGACTGCCGGGCTGCGCAAGGATCAGGGCTTCATCCCGGAGTACATCGGCGAGGGCCTGGCGCTGCCGGTCGGCCAGGAGAGCGACGGCACGCAGCGCTTCTTCTCGCGCACTGGCCTGCCGTTCGAGGACTTCATGCCCGTCGATCCGAGCCACGGGCTGGCAGGCATGGGAATGGATCTGCTCGGACAGACGAACCCGATCATCAAGGGACCGCTGGAGTACGCAACCGGCAAGCAGTTCTATACCGGACGCGACTTGGCCGATCTATCGGACAAAGGATTGACCGGCAGCACGCCGCTCGATCAAGCGCTGATGAACCTGCCGACCAGTCGGTTCCTGACCACTGCCCGTACTCTTGGCGACGAACGGAAGGACGCGGTAGCGAAGACGCTCAACCTGCTGACCGGCGCCAGGATTACGGATGTCGATATGGACAAGCAACGTCAGATCGCCGGCCGGCAGCTCATCGAGGAGATGATGCGCGGCAACCCGAACGTGGGCCACTTCGAGCGTCTGTCAGTCAAACCGGAAAATGTGCAGAACCTGTCGCCCGAAGAGCTGCTGATGATGCAGCTCTACAACAGCCTGGAGAAGCAGTCTCAGCAGCGGGCACAGCAGCAACGCGGCGTCATTCAGATGAGGTAGCCGTGGCGTCGATCAGCAGCACTAGCCCGTTCACGATGACGCAGAGCGCGTTCGCGGCCTATGCCCTCCAGTGCTACCAGACATACCCTCTCTACCCCGTGCGGGACGCCTACATCCTGGAGCAGCGGGGAACGGATGCCGACATCGGCTGCAACGTCCTCGGGGCGATGATGTACGACCAGTACGGCCCGCCCGGTGCCGGCCAGACAGTTACACAACTGGCCCAGCGGATCGCGGCCAACCTGGCGGCGTGGGGCGTGCCGCTGCCGACGAAGGATAAGACGAACGATTGGGCTGCCGGCGTGCTTAGCGGCTGGGGCGAGGACTACTTCGACACCAGCCTGAACTTCGTCAACTTCCCGCCGGGCTACGGATTGGGGCAGGCTGCCCGCGTGTCGGTCAAAGGAGGCATCAGTGTCCCCCCTGGATTCTGATGCGCTGTAGGAGCGAGCGATGTTTGAGTTTCTCGACTACCCGCGCCAGGCGCTCTACAACGCTGTCGAGGGCGTGAGCGAAGGCGACTGGAAGAAGGCCGCTCCCGGCCTGATCGGCGCAGGCGTGGCTGCTCCGCTCATCGCTACCGGCGTCGGCGCCCCGCTCGGCATCCTGGCTGGCTCGGCTGCCGGCGGCTTGGCCCAAGGCTTGTTCGGTCAGGAAGCGAAAACGCCCAACGATCTCGTGAAGTCGCTCGGCGTCGATCCTGACACCACCGGCGGCCAGATCGCCAGCTTTGCCACGCATGTCGCTACCGACCCGCTGACCTACGCGGGCGTCGGCCAGGCGGCGAAGATGCTGGGCGGGGCTGGCGAAGCGGGCGCCTCGCGCCTCAGTCAGCTACTCGGCAACCGGCGTGGCTTCACCATGCTCAAGGACGTTGACCCTGGCATGACTACGATTGGCCGCATGGCGGGCGCCGAGACCTCGGAAGGAATCGCCAACGCCGCTGCCGGTCGCTTGATGAACCTGGCCGAAGGCGGCACGCAGGGCCTATACAGCTCGCGGTTGAACACCGGCGCCTCGCTGCTTGGCGCAGATCCGGCTGCCACGCGCCACGAGATCATCCACGGCATCATCGACCAAGCGGCGAAGAGCGGCAACACCGACAACCTGCCGATGCTAATGAAGATTCCCGCCAAGCTCGCGGCCGGTGGACAAAAGACCGGCGTGCGCGCCGGCCTGGCCGAGCTGACCGACGAACTTGCGGCCCACGCTCTGGAGAATAGGGGCACGATGGGCCAGCTTCGCGGCGCGGCCGACTACCTATTTAACCATCCGTGGAACTCCGCCAATAGGGCCGGGTACGCCGAGAGGCTTGGAGACATCTCACCAGCTGTGGCCGCGCTGTACCGCGCGATGGGATATGCGCCACACGCAGCAATAGGAGCGGGGGCGGCTGGCGGCGGAGGGTACACGGTGCGCCGGGCGTTCGGCGGCGATTGAAGGGAGTTGCGCACGAGCAAGCCCGCGGCACTTCCCAGAACTTGAAGACCGGCTCCACGACCGACGCCGCCAACAAGATCACCACCTACGTTCACAGTGGCCGAGCCACAACCAAAGAGCCGAGAAAAGGGCGCGCCAGATTCCCATTGCCCCAATCCTCCGCCAGCGCCGCGGCCTCGGTTTCCGCGATGGCACGTTCGCCAATGGTCGGTTTTGGCACGCGGAAGTGTCGTGGCCCGGCTGGCCTGGCCAGGAGAACGCAGACCCCACCCCGCACAGAGCCCGTGGCGGCGCCATTCAACGATCCCTTTCCGGCGAGGCTGGAGACGGGCGGTACTTTCCCCTCACCGACCCATCCGGGTCAATTTTGGATATTGCAGCGTCCACAGTGTTTTCTAGGTTGGGATTGTTCGCGCGTGCGCGCAGTAATGCTGGGAGTGCCTGTTTGGCGGCTGGCCCTATCTCCCCAAGGGCGTCGGCGGCGTATACAGGAATGTACCATTTTTTCTCGTTCGCAAGTAGTGACGCCAGAACCGGAACCCCAGATGTATCTTTTTTGACTTTCCATAGCGCAATCGCTGCCTTGATTTGAACCTTTGGCTCACGATGACCAAGCGCTTCCATTAGCCTTGGGACTGATTCCTTAGCAGCAGGACCGATCTGGGCTAGTGCCTCTGCTGCCTCGATACTGACCTCGTCGTCATCCTCAGTCAATAGCAACGCGAGTACGGGAATGCCAGTTCGATTCTGCTCAATTCGCCAGAGCGCGGAAGCTGCGTCGATCCGCAACTTGAGGTTCCGGTCTTTAAGAATCTTGGTAAGGGCGGGTACCGCGATCTTTGCCTCCTTTCCCATAGTCGCAAGCGCTTTGGTACTCCAGGACTGGACGCATCTATTCTTGTTGTTAAGGTATTCAACCAGCAAAGGAACGGCGTCGGTTCCAAGCTTGGCAAGTTCGTAAACGATCGTGCAATCAGAGTTTTTTCCCTCACCTGTCTGGCTTAGCATTTCTTGAAGCGCGCGTGCAATGGCTGGTATCGACTTGCTTGCGCCAGGTCCAATGCTACAAAGAGCTCTCACCACCGCTTCTCTGGTTTCGGAGTTGCCCAGCATATCGACCAGGACAGGCACCGCCTTAGAAGCAGCGGGGCCAATTGCACCAAGGATCGCAATATACTCCTTAGGGTTGTGCGCTGTCCTATCCTTCAGCGCTTTTGCAAGCGAAGGTACAGCAAACCTCGCTGCTGGTCCGATCCGACAAAGGATCATGGCTACAATGCTTCGGAACTTCTCAGAACGGTCATCTAACAACGGCAGCAGCGAGGCCACAGCCGGCTCAGCATCCCTTCCAAAGCCTGAAATCGCATCGGCAGCCGCCCGGCGCTCATCGTCGTTACGTGCATTCTTTAGGCATTCGACCCAAACCCCAACAGTCTTGCCCTCATAAGTAGGTTCATGTGTTCCGTCAGCTCCACATGCGGTAGAAGTTATCGCTGCCACGAGGCCGAGTGTAACTAGAATGATCTTCGGTTGCATAACCACCTCCCTAGACATGATTTACCCATGCCGCCTGGGGCGCGGCCTACTTCGCTGCCCGGTCGAGGACCGTTGGCCTCACCCGCCCAGCCCGGATTGTACCCGGTCCCTGCGGAGTAAAAAACCGCTTTCTGGTCGCCGCCCTCCTGGTCGCCTGAGCCGGCGCACACGGCCGGATGACGAGCGGGTCCATTTTGGTGGCGCTTTTTCCGCGATGGTGAGTATAGTTACGGGAGAGAGGCAACTGGCGTCGGTCAGCCGGTATTCCTTACGTCATGGGCGCACCGCCCGGCGGCCAGGCTGCGAATCGGTTGCGGGCACGTTGCTCGCGGCCGAGGTCCATGTCGAGGGTGCGGCATTGTGGAACCAATTTCTGCTCAAAAAGTGGCCAGAATTTCGTAGAGGCTACAGCCCTCGCGCAGCGGCCCCTTGTGAGCGACCGGATTCAGTGGTTGCGTAAGCCGGGTGGCTAGAGGGTGTTCCTAGAGTGCCAGCTTGCCCACTTTGCCACCCCCGTTGGTGGCTGAAAAACGCGGCCTCGCCAAGCGGTGACATCGCGATGTCATGCTTCCGTTGGCTAGTGACTCTCATTGCAGCCGGAACAGCTTTCGGGGATAGGACAGGCCCAACTCCGGGCGTGTTGCGGTCTTGTAATGAACACCATCGCAATCGGGATTATGAGGTCCGCCCTCGGTGCCTACAAGCCGAATTGAACAACTACTTAAGAACACCTCTGGCACGCAGGCGCTTGAGTGACGCCATTGCCTCCCGCGTTAGCTGAGCTTCAGGCGCTCCGTTGGCCAACTCCTGGAGTAGTCGAACCGCGTCCTGTGTAGAGATGTACTCAAGCAGGGCGGTCACACGCAGTGCTCGAAGACGACGACCGGACGATAGTGGGTATTCCTGCTTTTCCAGTAGCGAACGGACGCGACGGCGCACTTCCGCGGACTCCGAACGCGCCATCGCTTTGTCCATAGCCGGCTGGGCCAATTCACCAAGCTTCTCAAGCTCCTCGGTGGCGTCTGCACGCTCCGAGAAGCGCTCACTGTCCAGGGCATCAATTAGCCGTTCGATCCTACGGGAATCGACGGCGGGAGCTGGTGAAATCCGGTTTCGCAAAAATAGAATAGTTGGCTTGGGCATCATAGTGAGTGCCCACATTGCTCGGTAAGCAGCGGCCGCATCATCGCCATTAAGTTTTGCCCAGTATTGCTCTATCTGCTTCACACTACACTCTCGCTGTAGTTTGATTGGTGCCGTCTTCCAAACGAGGAGGGTGCCGTCATCACTGCTCGATATGAGCAGGTTGCCATCAGGCGAGAATACTAGAGAGCTGACCTCGCCCAGGTGGCTACCAAAGACGCTTATTTCGCGTTCGGTCTTAAGTGACCAATTGTGCAGCGCCCGATCTACGTCGAAAAAGTCGCTGTAGGCTACCCACATTTGGCCGTCACGCGAGAAGGCAAGGGCGCTAACCTTGAGCGGAGTGTGGACCGATAGGATTTCTCTGCCTGTCGCGATTTCCCAGGCGCGAATCTGGTGTTGAAACGCGCCAAAGCTAGTCTGGCGGAAGTGTGTTGCAATCAGGATCTTGCCGTCAGGAGAGAAGACCGGAGGACCGAAGCATTCATCTGTTTCCTTTGCGAGCACTCTGACCAGCTCTTTCCCGGTATGGAGACTTTTGATTGATATCACCTTCCCCGGGCTCGCCGCCTGCCCACTAATCACGCCACTGGATGCCATGAGGTTATTCTCGGCGCAAAACGCGATAGGCTGGCACTGCGAGAGACCTCCTTCAACTCGGCGAATCAGCTTCGGTGTGGCCACCTCATAAACGCCAACGATATTGGAGCTGGTTCCCGCGAATAGCGTCTTGGAATCGGGCGCAAATGCCAGTGAAGTCACATTTACTCCACGAAGAAGGATTTGTTCGCAATCAATGCGCCGAAGTAATCTGCCACTACGAACTTCGAGGAGGTAAACCATTCCGGTGGAGTCTACACAGGCCGCGACACGTCCATCCATCGAAACAGTGACTGTCCGCACAGGCCCCTGAAGCCCGGTGTAGACCTGGACTTGTTTGCCAGAGGAGATGTCCCACATACGTACCGTGCCATCCAGACCGCCCGATACGGCAGACCTCCCACTAGGTGCAACTGCCAGGCACGTGACTGGATCATGGAGTCCGCCTTTCTGGGAAAGCTCCTTCCTCGTGGCGCTGTCCCAAAGCCGCAGCACCGAATAACCGCCGAACCTCCGGCTGCAGGTGAGCAATCTCTTGCCGTCAGGGGAATAACAAGTAAGTGTTGAATATCGGCTGAAGCTGCCTACGAAACGTGAGAGTTCCTTGCCTGTTGCCACTTCAAACTGACGCAACTCCTGAAACTGCTTGGCGACCGCTAGTACGCGCCCGTCGGGGGAAAATGAGCAGTGAACGGCATCCCCGTCGATTCTGAACAACTCCCTTCCTGCATTACAATCCCAAACCAGATGGGTTCTGGTTCCATACCGTACGACAACAGTCTTGCCATCGTTAGCGAAAACAGTGCATTTGCCCTTGATACTGTATTTGTTCAATAGCTTCCTGTCAGCAAGATTCCAACTGAGGATTGTGCTGCCACCTCGGGGTTGTTGGTCGTCCTGTTCTCTGCGGCGATAAGTGAGAAGTCGCATCTGATCGCGTAGCACCAGGACGGCCTCAACGGGGTCTTCGTTGTTTCCGTGGAGACGCGAGATCTCCTTCCCCGATATCAGATCCCAAAAGTAAACCGGGCAGGAGGTGTCATTGTTGTTCCGGCAACATCCTACAACGAGTGTTCTACCGTCAGGAAGAAATGCGAAACTACAGAGCTTCTTATCATGCACAAGCAACCTGGGAGAACGTATCCAGCCAGCTGTTTCCCAGGCATAAATAGAATAATCACTTCGCACCGCGAGGAGCTTGCCGTCTGGAGAAAAGGCAACCTCATGCAGTTGGACCTTGCCCGGCACAACGAGACGCCTAAGCGTTCGACCTGACGGCAACTCAAGCAGAGACACACCACTGTCGTCATCATCCGAAAAGGTTGTGGCCACTGATTTGCCGTCCGGTGCAAAGGCGATGGCCGAGTCGAATCTTCTCGAAGGCACCAAGAACCGAGTTGATCCCAGCCGAGCAACTGCTCCAACCGGAAGCGGATCTCCATAGCAATCGATGCGCGCTGATTCGTCCCAGCTTGGGAACTTTCCAGAAACTCGTGGCTCCAGCGTGAGTGATAGAAGCACCACGAGAAGGGTGACAGCGCTATATCGAGACATATGCCTTCCTTGGTTAAGCTGATCTGGCCGCGTTCACGTTCCTGTGGAATCACTCGCCTCCTAGAAGTGTTTCCCCGAATGGAGCCATTAGGGCTTTCAGGTCTGTTCCTTGTACTTTGGCTGGTTGTGGCAATTCTTTGACGAACTCCATTCTAACTCCCACTTTCCCTCCACCCAGATCGTCCCATGCCTCTTTCCACCTCCAACCAGAAAAGAATACGGGGTATAGCCCCCTGCTTGGTCAAGGCGCGTGGTCTGATACTATCTCTTTGACACAGGTCCTGCGCGCTGTCCATCGGCGTAGCCCATGTTCGCCGGCAGCTGCTTTCAGCCCAAAAGGAGTCAAGGCAAAGACCTGGGTAAACTGTCCCCTCCCGCACCGTTTTGTTTCCTGCTTTCCGTTTCAATAAACGGTATTATCAAACTGGCATGGCCATTCTCGAAGCCCACAGTAATTCTGGATCTATCGAAGGTAAGTAGTGTGATGCATCCCAAGATAGCCACATGATAATGCGAGTCGTTTAGTACACTGATTACCTCCTTAGCGGTCATTCCAAGCTTGACACACTTGATGGTTTGGGACGACGACGAATCCGTCGTTGACTGATTGGCAAACATTGGAATCGTAAAGAAGACAAGGCAAAAGACCATTAGGATCTCCTAGAAAACGAAGTCCATACATCGCGCTATCTGACAAGCGCTAAATCCGCTTTTCATTTGTTTTGCGGGTCCCCGGCCTTTTATCCCCGCCGACTCATGTCATCCTCGCCGAAATTATGGCCACGGAAACACTAGAAATTGGTTCCGTAATGCCCTCCTTGTGGGCGGTGGTCAAGCCGCCAGAAGGGACGACGCATGTCCAGCGACACCAGAAATCCCGATCCCGCCTGCCAGCACCCGGCCGATTCCGGCGTGCCACCTAGCCCGGCTGCCGAGCAGCAGCCCGAGCCGGCGCCCATTATGCCGGGGCCAGGAGACGAAAGCCAGAGCATCTCACCGGAAGTGCCCGCCCAGGAACCCGGTTGAGGAGACTCACCCGGTGTCCAACACGCCGCCACGCCTCGGTCGGCGCCAGCGTCTAGCCCGGCCTGCCCAGAGCGAGCCAGCCGTGACTCGACTCTCGTTCCCAAACTCCTCGCGTTTGGGTCATTGCCCACAAACCGATAAAGGTTGCTATCTCCCGCACCGAAACCGGATGGGTAAAGTTTACCCTAGCTGCATTGGTTAAAGTGCCCACAGCGCCCAGCTCCCAGTTGGTGAGGCGGTCGGCAGCATCGTACAAGCATAGCCATGCTTTAGCCGCACTTGGCGCTATTTCAACACTTCCTCCCAGGTCCAAGATGGATGCCGCTGAATCCGGCCTTCGCGCGCTTTCTCTCCATCTTCGCCTTGAGCGCCGCGACGGCGTAGCTGTCAGGCTCATCGGCCTTCTTGCGTTTCTGCCATTTTGGGTTGAACATCGCCAGGTAGCGCAAGCAATCCATTAGGTGGTTGTTGCGTTGCAGCGGCTTGTCGATGACCTCGCCAAACTTGTCGCGGGCGTTCCGGTAACGCTTCATCTCATCGAGGAAGGCTCGCAGCGTTCGGAACACCTTGAGCTTCGGCGTGCCGCTCTCGCGTATATGCAACCACGACTTAACCGCCAGGATGCCGGCGTCCACGTCGTCTGATCCCCAAATGAAGCCGTGCCCGGTCCTGGCGCAGCGGACGCTGTTTTCGCGGAGGGCGTCGCTGTACTGCTGCTCGACGCTCTTGCCACTGCCGGAGTCGGTCACGCGGCTGCCGTGATGGTCGATGATGAACGCCTGGAAAGGGCGGTGTCCGGCCTTGGGTTTCATCTCACGGCCGAACTTGGCGGCATCGCAGTCGCGGAGGTACAGCTCATCCCACAGGTAGACGTGCCCGCCGTGTTTCTCATCCTCCGGCGGCGGTATGCTGGCAAACAGCACGGCGCACACCTGGCGTCCTGGGTCGATCACGGCGAAGCTGGTCCACTCGAACGGCACTTCAAACGGATCGCAGCCGTGCGCCGTCAGCGAGAACTCCGGGTAGACCTTCGTGCTGAGCAGGGCAAACTCACCGCCGATGCGGACGCGGCGTTCTTCTTCGCTGGTCAGCTTGTCGTACAATCCCTTCTTCTGCAATTCGTCCAGGTGTCTGTTGTCGTCCAGCAGGGCGACGATCTCCACCACGGACGGATGCTCCAGCTCGGCCTCGATCTCGGCCCGCTCGTGGAGCGCGAAGAGCTGCTCAGTGCCAGCCTGCGGCGTAGCGCTCCAGAAGAATCGTCCTCTCCGCGTCATCAGGCGAGCGGCGATTTCTGGATACCAGTCGCCGTCTTTGATTTCCTCATCAAACCACGCCAGGTCGATGATGGTGCCCTGCGGGGGCTTGCCGTCCGAGGAGAAAAAGGCGATCTCCCAGCCGGTGTGCAAGTTGACTAGGTTGGGGATGCCGGCGGCTTTGTTCTCCCAGGAAACGCTCTTGACGAAGCGGTGCGGAATCAGCGGCGGGGCTAGCTTGGCCTCTTTCTCGCGGCCCGCGTCTTCGGGCAGCCACGGACGGAAGCTGCGCCATAGGCCCGTACACTGGTCTCGGATGATCTTGAAGGCGCCGGCGTGGAACAGCTTGCGATACATTACCTTGCCGCAGTGGCGCAGGTCTTTGCCGACCGCATAGGCGATGCCGCTGGAGGGGTACTTGCAGAACGGGTCTTGATTAGTCACCGCGCGGGCGAACTCGACGGCGGCGCCAAGCGTCTTGCCGGCTTGGTTTGAGCCGCGAATGATCCGCTCGGGGGCGACGCTTGAGTGGAAGAGTTGAATGTGGTCGAGCGGGACATACAGACGCAGGGCCTCGATCTGGCGTTTGGCCTTCTCTTGCAGCAGCTTGGCGATCTGCGCCATCTGGTATGCAGTCGGCCCTGCTGGCTGTTCGGCTTGCGGTAGCAGCACGGGGCGATCATGGACGGGCAGCTCCACCGCCTCGCGGTTGAGAATGTGTGGGTGCTGCTGTGCCCACTCACGCACTGCTGGCGGCAGGTCCGGCTCCGGCACTTGATCTATCGCTCGGGGTTTCTTCCTGGGCATCGAAGGACTCCATGATACTCCTGGCGGCATCTTCCAACTCGGCGTCGCTCAGCAGCCCGGTGTCGTCCGCCAGCGAGCCGGAGGCAGCGGACAGGACTTGCATGAGCCGCATCATCGACTCCAGCATCCGCGCCCGCGTCATGCTGCCCGGCTTGGCGTTGCGGTATTCGTCATGAAAGCTCTTTGCGAACTTCTCCGGGCCTCCCCAGGCTGACAGAACATGCTCCACGACCTCGGCGATGTGCGGCGGCTTTTTCGAGCCGCCCTTGGCCAGCTTGAGGAACGTGTCGAGCTTACGCGGCACGGTCTCCGTCTCCAGTTGGATTCTTGTGGTAAGCGAACGACAGGATTTGTCGGAAGACTCTAGGCGCCAAATCATAGATGGCGTGACGCGGGTTGCCGCAGGAGTAGCCTTTCTTGACGATCACGCCGCGCTTCGCCATCTCACGCATCAGAGCGCGTATGTATCCGTGCTTTCTGCCGATCACCCTGGCCACATAGGCTGTGGTTTGTGGCTGCTCGTCCAGCAGGTCCATGATTTGCGCTTGCAACGCGCTATTTGCCATCGGCCAGCCAGCGCGCAGCGCTTTGATGCGACCAGAGATGACGCGGTACTCGTGCAAGTGCTTGACGCCATCCTCGCGCATTATCTTCTGCCGCGTCTTCCACATGGATGCCCAAATGCGCTTGGCGGTCTCTCTGGACGCTTGGAGCGTGGGCGGCAGCCCCAATCGCCGTCGTCTCTGGCCGACCAATTGCGGAGACCAGTTGAGCAAGTAGGCGATCTCCGGGTCTGTGAGCTGTCGAGACAGGGCGTCGCGCAACTGAGGCTCCCACACCAACTGAGGCAGCCGCTTGATTTCGATGCCAAGCTTTCGCAAGAGCTGGCGCACCTGCATCACGCTACAGCCAAGATCGGCGGCGATCTCGCGCATCGGTTTGGCCAAGTAATGCCGCTCGGCGTAGGCAATCTCGTGCGGCTTCCAGCGTTTGTCCGTCCTTCGCAGCGCCATGCTTTAGCACGCCTTGTTTCCGTGACGATACGGCCGCGTCGCGTTGTACTGCATTTTGAGCCGGATGATGCCAGCCATGTCTACGCCGAGGAATCCGAACAGATCAGCGATGCGGATAACGGCGTCGGCCAGCTCAACGGGAAATCCCTCCGGCTTGCCACTCTCGTCCAGGTAGAAGTACGACACCATGTCCGGCCGCGCGCGATACTCCTCCAGCGCCTCTGATAGCTCCGAGTGAATTAAGGCCAGTCGCTCGCCCATATTGGGGGCGCCACGGTCGTAAAAGCCCTTGAAGCGAGCCGTGCGATGAGCGTCGGTCTCCAAGTCGGCGATGGTCATGTGGTCCATCGTTCGGTCATTGCTAAGGGCCTGCCAGCCCGGCTGTGTGTCGTTCGTGTTTGTCATCGTGTCACGTCTCCAGGATGTCAATGCCGTGGCAAGCCATCATCAGCTTGCGCTTGAGCTTGTACTCCGGCGTTCGGAATCCCTTGCAGTCCTCGACCACGACGCTACCGTTAAGGCGATAGCGGAAGTCGGCGATGTAAGCACACACGCGGACGCCGTTGACCTCAAAGACATAGCGGATTTGACGCTCCAGGTCGGCAATGGTGCCGGCCCGCTCCATGAGCTTCAACTCGCACCAGCGCTTGGCTTCGCGCTTGCTGTCAAACTTGAGGCCATCGACTACAGTTTTTTGGGCACGAAACTTGTTTCTGGCGAAAGGGCGTAAGATGTTGCGTCGCATCGGCACTGTTCCTTCTCTGTCGCGGACGCCTCTTCTGTGGGTTGCTGATCGAACAAGGGATAGGTTTCGCGGCTGGCCCGGATGAGCCGGTGCAGCTCCTCCTGGCGCTCCTTGAGCTTGGCGGTCGCGTGCTTGGCGGCGACGCGGGCAACGATCAGCTCGGTCTTCAGCAGGTCTATCTCCTCAAGCACTTTGGCGATCTTGTCCAGCACGATGTTGTCTTGCTTGGCTTGGGCGCCGACGACCTCCTCGATGATCTGCTCGACGCCAGCGCTCTCGCCGATGACCTCGCTCATGTCAGTACCCCTTGTAGTCGATTACCTTCTTGCCGCGCCGCGTTCGTCGCGGAGCCGGGCTATACTCGCGCTTCCTGGGCGGCTGGCACTGGCATTTGCAGATATTGACGCCGTGCTGCGGCGCTCCGGGCCACGGCTTCCAGTGGGCCAGGCAGGTGTACTCCTCGTGGCCGTTAGCGCATTTGGAGTGCAGCCAGTTACAGTCGCATTCCCACACGATGGGAGCGCCGCAGACGTGACACGGCAGACGCCTGCCCATCAGCTAAAGTCTCCGTCGTTGTGGGCCAGGTTCTCAAACCTGCCGGCGGCGCGATTGAACACGGTCATCACCGAGCCTGTGGGGCCGTTGCGCTGCTTGGCCACGATCAGCTCCAGCACGCTCTCTTCCTTGGCGGGCGGTTTATGGAGCAGGATCACCACGTCGGCGTCTGCCTCGATGGTGCCTGACTCGCGCAGATCGGACAGCTTGGGCCTTGAGTCCGAGCGGTACTCGCTGCTGCGGTTGAGCTGCGCTAGAGCCACTACCGGGATGCGTAGCTCGTTTGCCAGTTGCTTGAGCCGGCGGGATACTTCGGCAACCTGCTCGTTACGCTTTGCGCTGGAGTCGCTCGGCTCAATGAGCTGGAGGTAGTCAACCACCATGAGCCGCAGCGCGCTTCGTAGCTTGAGACGGCGTGTGTTCGAGGCAATCCTCAGCATGTTCTGGATCGGCTGATCGTCAATGAATAACGCTGATCCAGAAAGTGAGCCGCCCGCGGCGGTCAGCTTGTCCACTTCCTCTTGCTTGACCACGCCCTTGCGGAGCCGCTGGCCATCGACGCCGGAGGCGCTGCACAGCATCCGCTCCACCAGCTCCTCGCGCGTTTGCTCCAGGCTGACGAAGAAGACGCACAGCTCGCATTTCAAGGCGTGACGAACGATATGGAGCGCCAGGCTGGTCTTGCCGACGCTTGGTCTGGCGGCGATCACCGTCAGCTCGCCGTCCTGGAAGCCGCCGCCGAGGTACTGGCTGTCCAGGTCGATAAGGCCGGTTGGCGCTCCCATTTCCACCACGCCGCTTCGCCGCGCCACGACACGGGCGTCGATGCGGTCGTATAGTCCGGGGATGATGGACGACACATGCACCGCACCGCCAGCCGATCCCATCGTGGCCATCTCGAAGACATCGCGCTCGGCTTGCGATACCAGCTCGCTCGCCTCGGCTACGCCGTCGTGTGCGTCACGTATTAGCTGACCGCCCAGGTGAATCAGCGCCCGTCGCAGGCCGTGCTCGCGGACGATTCCCGCGTAGTACGTGGCGTTGCCGGCGGACGGCGCCGCGTCCCATAGCTCGGCCAGCAGCTTGTAGCCGCCGATGTCGGCGATCTGTCCCTTGAGATGCTCGGCCAGCGTCACCAGGTCAACCGGGCCTCCCTGCTCGTGCAGCGCCAGGATTCCTCGATAGACGCGCTGGTGGGCGTCCTTGTAGAAGCTGTCGTCGCGGACGGTCTGAGCCACGTCGGCGATCACGCCGTTGTCACGCAACATAGACCCAAGCACGCTTCGCTCGGCATCCAGGTTGTGTGGCGGCAGTCGTTCAGGCATTATCGAGGGCCTCTTGCTCGCGTCGTCGTTTCACAGCTTCCGATATCAGCTCGTTCATGCTTTGCTTCGGCGCCTCGGTCTCGGCGCAGCGCGTCCAGCCGATTAGTTCCGTCAGCTTGCCCACGGTAATGGCGACTCCCCACTTGCGTTGCTTGGCCACTTCGGGCAGCCGCAACACTTCCTCCGGGGTATAGGGCGGCTCGGCCGCGAGGAGTTGTTTGACCACCTTGGCGACATGCCCGCCGGCCTTCTTGTCCGCCCCCGTCACCTTGGCCACGGCGTCAAACATCCGGTTCAAATGCTCGCGGGTGGTCGTCTGATCGGGCTGGGCATAGGCCGGCAGGTCCATGTCCGGGAAGAGTGCTGTCTGGGCAGGGCAAGCCGCCTCGAACTTGGCACCACGCTGTCGGGCGATTTCTTGCAGCTTGGCGAGCAGACGTTGTTTCAGCTGGCACTCCGGCACCAGCTCCAGGGCGGCGCCCCACGACTTCACCATGTTGGGGTTGTCGGGTGCGTTGTAGCGGAGGTAGTTGGGCAGCACGAGGCACGACGCCTCCGTGTCCAGCTCGGCCATGCCGCTGCCGGTGATGACGCTCAGTGCCGCCTGCATCCGCTCACGCGGCCAGCCGATCTCTTCGGCCAGCCCGCCGACGCTGGCCCTCATGGCTCCCACAAGGGTCAGCGACGGATGCGTCAACAGGAAGAAGAACACCAGCTTGCCGTCGTCGGCAAGCTCCCGAAACTTGGCATCGTTCCAGATGCGGGTATCGACTTTGCGGTAGTGTGCCATGCCGTCCATCAGGTGATTACCGGGAGTCGCCCAGGCTGCGCAGAACCTCGATGACGGCGTTTGCCGATACCGGCGTCAGGTCGGTCAGCTTGTCGCCGTACTCGGCCATGATTCCGCCCAGCTCATCGTCAGTGACGCCCTTCTCCTCGCACAAGTCGCGGATAGTCTGGAGCTGCTCCGGCGTCGGCGGCAACGCCTTGTCGCCCGCCTTGAGCTTGTCCTTGAGATCGTCAAGCGTCTTGGGCCGGCTGCTTGACTGCTGGCCCGGCTGCTCCACGAAGTCTGTCCAGGTCGCCTGGCCGTCGCGGATGGCGGTGAAGATCGACCGGAGCTGGGCGATCTCCTTGGGCTGCGACGCCTGGACCGGGTGCTTGAGGTAGACAGCCAGCATCTCGCCGGTGATGCCCAGGCCGAGGAAGGCTTGCAGCATCTGCTTCATGGCGCCAGCCGGGTCTTCCTTCACCTTGTTCTCCAGTGTGGTGTCGCACGCCGCCAGGGCGTCCTCGACAACATCCTTGGGGATGAGCTGCAACAGACAGTTGCGGACGGCGATGGCTGCGCGACGATTGGTCAGCTCGCGCAGGTCGCGTTCGTCCGGCTCGACCCAGCGCGTCGTGCCGCTGTCTTTGTCCTTGCGCTGAATCAGCTTCTTGAAGCTGTCGTCCTGCTCGGCCTTGTTGTTGTTTTCCAAGTCCCAGGCCCAGGCTCGTATGGTCCGCTCCGTGCCGCCGTCGCTGACGACGTAGAAGCCCCAGCGCATGTTGCTCCACATGCGGGCGATCTCGCGGGTGAACGGCGCCGACGCTCCTGTGACCGTCTTGCCGCCGCGCTTGAAGGTGTAACGAGCGACGTTCGCCAGTCCAGGACGGGCGCACGCCTTGACGATCCTGGCGCCGTGGGCCAGCTCATCGCGTGGAAATCGCTTGGCGACGGTGATGGCTCCCTGGATTTCCGTCTGCGCCATGCTCTCGGCGGATGCGGCCGTGACTTCATACCTGTTGTCGCCATCGCCGCCTTCGTGGACTACAAGGTCGGTGCCCATCGTTTGGCCTCCTCAAGATCGCCGTTACGGATCGCGTCCGCCTCGCGCGCCAGTTCGGCGAGGCACTCCTCCCAGGTCGGGTAAAACTCGATGTCCTCCAGGTTGTGGAAGACGTGTTCGCGGTAGCCCACCACGATGTTGCGGATGCCGGCGCAGAAGGCGTAGCCCGCCTCGAAGTGCCTCCCACCGCCGCGTACCGCCGTACCAGGCATCTCGGTAAAGCTGATGATGCAGTCACAGGTCGCCAGGTCTTCCAGATCCTCCTCGGCGAACCGTTGCCGGTCGAGCGGCGTGATGGCGTCATAGCTGATGCCGTGACCGCCGTTAATCCAGCGGGCCTGGACCGTGTAGCCCAGCTTCCGCAACTCTTCCGCGCGCTCCCGCATCTCCGGGTGCTTGCTGTACCGAGCCGCCAGGTAAATCTTCATGTCGTTTCCTCTTCTTTGTTGGCAACTTCTTGGCTTTCCGCAGCGTGGCCAGAGCGGACCACACTTCACGATCTGTCCAAACGTGATTGGTTTCTTGCTCGAACGCGGTCACGAGATCGTCGAATTGCAGTGTGTAGACCAGTTCGTCCAGCGTTTTTGGCTGGTCGGCGTACAGCTTGATGAGGACTCCGAGATAGCGCTCGTTCATGTCGAAAGGCATTGGCATGGCTGTACCAGTATTCGTGTGAGCTTGGATACCCGCCGCTGCCCGGCGGATCACAGGTGTCGCGGTAACAGGCCGCACACAGATGCTTGACCGTGCCGTCGTGGAGCGGCTCCGTCCGCGTGGCCGGCTCATTGCACAGGTCACATTTCCGGCTCAGAAGACCCGTCATGCCGACCAAGACTTCAAGCATCGTTCAGAGCCTCATTGAGTTGCCGCTCTTCCCTCTGGAGACTGCTCACCATGTCGGCCACGGTGAGACCATCTGGTCCGCCCACGCGATCTCCTGGCCTGGCCAGCCTCGTGTAGCGGTGGAGACTGTCGCGCACATTTGCGAGGCGGTCGCTCACCGCTCGCCGCGCTGCATCGTTCATGCGTCGTCCTCTCGATTGGGGTAGATGCGTAACTGCCGGGACACCGACTCTGGCACGCTGTAGGCTTTGCGGGTCACGTTGCGGTACGTCACCCTGGCGGCGCCCGTCTGGACGACCTGGCGGTCGCCCATCCGTTCCTTGAGCAGCTCGGTTAGGCCCTCCTCCTGATCCTTGGCCTCCTTGGCGATCTGCTTGGCTTCGATCAGGTCGAGCGAGAGCTGGAAGAGCGACGTGTCCTTCTCGATCTCCTCGGCCGGCAGCAGCTCCTGCTCCGCCACTTCCGGGATCAGCTCTTGTCCCTGGCAGGTCTTGCGCCACGGGCACGACTGGCAGCGGGCATCGCTGGGGTCAAGCCGGCCAGGCATGGCGAAGTCGGCGCCGTGGCGGGCCTTCAAGACATTGATCCAGAAGGGCAGGGCTTTCTCGCGGATACGCTCGATGATCTCTTCGTCGCGGGAGAAGTCCCAATAGACGAGCTTCCACAGGTCGGCGTTGAAGGCCAGGATGGAACCCCACTGCCAGCCGGAGACGCCAAGGGCGTGCTGGAGCTGGAGCTGCCAGGACAAGAGCGGCCCGTGGTACTTGACGTACTGGAACATCTCGCGGCCTGGCACCTTGACCTCCAGGACGCCGGCCGATCCTGGTGCCCCGTCCGGGCGCGGCTCCGGCAGGACCACGGAACGGTCGATATGGACACCCAGCTCCGGGTATTCCGCCTTGCGGATGAAGGGGACCGGGCCACAGATGCGGCCCGTCTCCCGCTCGTACTCGCGGACAGCGATTGGCTCCAGCGCCTCGCCCCGGCGTGTGTGAGCGTTGCCGACGAACGGGTAGTCGGCCGGCGTGCCCCACTTGTCGTAGAAAAGCCGCCGGTCGCAGCCGTAAGGCTCAAGACAGAACAAATGGTGGATGTCGCTGCCTCCGATGCAGGAGGCGCGCTCCGCGTAGAACTCTTCGCTGTGCATTAGGCAACGCCTAGAGATTTGAGACGG